ATTTATGTCATCAAATCTTCCACACCATGCAGCTACTATGGTACCTTGTTCTATATAGGTATCTGTTTCACCGCTAGACTCTTTAGTAATTTGTACAGGAGCTTTCATTATATAAATAGAACATAATGATTCAGAAGTAGTTGTCTTTCCTTCTCCAACAGGGTCAATAGATGCATAATACATTTGAAACTGTGGATTAGGAACAGGTCTTTCCCAAACTACAAGACAGCCTGTCTTATCTTCAGTTTTTTTACTTATCGGGAATTGGCTTATTGGTCTTTTGTTACTTGTTTTTACAACAGGTTTTCCGGTCTCATCTGTAGAAATATCTAGATATTCACAAGGATATTCTTTTTCTTCAATTCTTCTTTGTTGTGCAGCAAGGAGATGTGTTGGGAATACAGAAACACTTCTGTTTGCAAAAGCCTCATGTATATTTCTGGGGTGCTGGGAAATTCTTAATTGATACTCTTCTGGAGCCAACTCATCTTTCCATTGTTTAAATTGGTCATTTAATGCTTCTAATGCTTTTTCTACAAGTGAGTTACCATAGTTATCAATGTACGGAGGCATTGACCATTGTTCGGGAATAAATAAACCTGACAGACCTGTTGTACCTTTGCCATCTATAAGATCTGTTTCTACTGCATAAATATCTTTAGCTGTTGGATTCAGAATCATATCCTTTAACGGAAGACACTGTCCTAAATCTCCCACAGAACCTGCAGCTATAAACATACCTGTAGTAATCATTCCTGATCTCATGGCCGGCCGCATATATTCATATGTTTGATCCATTTTTGGAGCAATACCTGCTTCCTCATGAAAGAAGTATTTTACAGGACCCCCTACACCATTTGTAGGATCTTTTTCAAATGACATTCCTTGTATGGTACCTTTTAAACCTACTTCATTTTTTCTGTCTCCTTTTCTTACCTCAATCTTTTGTTGCCACATCATAACCTTGTCAGGATTCATTGGCCGGTACCATGCAGTATGCTCATTTAAGAATGCAGCATATTCTTCTAAGAATTTCCAAGATCCTTTTTCATTAATGTAATCTTTAAGGCTGGCACCAATTTTTAAAGTAACCCCTGGTTCAAACCATTGTTGATTTAAAAGCTTACCCATATGATAGTATGAAGAAGCTATCTGACGTTTTTTAAGAATGGCAACATGCTTGTAAGAAAGCTCAGCTAATAGTTCATAAAGAGCCATATGATACTGAGCATCTCGGATTTTAGCAAAGTCAAACTTCTGTTGTTCTTTATCAAAGATTGGTAAGAAGTTTAACCACATGTAGTATTCTCTTGCTACAAACCAAGTTAAATCTTTGTCCTTAACAATTATTCCTTTTCGGCATTTATCTTTCTGATCATCCCAATAAGCTATGAAATCCTTTGATTTTAAAGGATGCGCACAGTATATCCCATCTTTTTTGAACCGCATTGATTCAGATATGAATACTTCATTGGTAGTGTCATTGAAACAATATTTTCCAGGTTCTTTAAACACATTATTGAGAATAAAGTGCTTGAAGTCTTCTCTGGATTCAAAACTTGTAGTTGACCAGTTTCCATTTTCATAAGTTGGTATGTCTTTATAAAATTCACTCATTACATGTCATATGCTAATCCTTGACCACCTCTTACTTTACTTGATTGTTCTTCCTGAAGATCTTTATAAGCTCCTTTAAAAGATTGTCTTATTCCTTCATAATTCTTAGCAGCTGCAATAAGAGAATTGAAATTACCATCTCGACCATGGGTTATTGGTGTAATTTCCATATATCTACCTAATCTATCCAACATAGTTGCAATACCTTTATATGCTCTTGAGGTTGGTGTTTCATACATCTTTTGACAAAAAGACAAAGCTCTAAAGATTGTGTCATCCTCTGTAGAAAATTCTCCCTTAACTTCTTTTAGTATTAAATGTTCTTTATCTTGCTCCGGGGTAAAGAAAAAAGGATTCATATCCGGATTAGGGCAGCACATATAAAATAAATACAAGTAAATCTTTAAGTAGTCATCAGGATATTCATCCATAACATCTTTTAAAGCTTTCAGTGTATAACAGTGCTCTGTAGGAATAACTTTTCCATTTTGAACATCAAACAATCTTGCAAACATTTTATTTCTTTTTTATAAAGTTAGGGTTTTCTTTAACATGATTTATTACCGCAATAACTTCATCATATAAATAAGGCACTCGTACTGGCAAAACATCTTTTACTATAGGGTTACCATCCTCATCTTTTTTTGCAATAGGATATCCCCATTTATCAACGCCTTCTGTTTCAAAAGTAATATGATGAATAACTATATTTCCAGGAAGCATTTTAGGATTGTGCTTTAATATAATATACATATAAATACTCAATTGTAAAGCATAGTGATTAAAATGACAATCATCCAAATTAGAAACTGGATGGAGCATCTTCTCTGAGATACCCTCCCAGTTCTTGAATGACTCCATCTTAATTTCTTTATTTGTTTTGTAATCAATAATATTAACTCTTCCGTTTACTACTTCAACCAAATCTGATTGACCGCAAATACCCGCAGATTTTAAATAAACCATGTGCTCTGGATAAACCCCTGGTTCAAGTTTTTGAGAAGGAGCATGCTTAATACCTTCTTTCAATGGTAAAGGTTTAAATACAGGTACAGTTGCACCCTCTCTTTCTATTGAAGCTAATGAACATATATCATCCTCTCTTTGGTTATGATACCAAGTTCCTAGATCTGTAGCTCTCTTAGCTTCATTAACCCATATTTCCTGAATTAGTTTAGGATCTATACCATACCATTTAGATTTAGAATTTTTACTTACCTTTTCTGAAGTTTTTTTAGCATCAAATGGTTTCTTTAAAGAGGATACCACAGTAGTTACACTATACCAAACAATATCTTGTTCAGCATCTAAACTATTGTAACTGTGATCAATTGCATTAAATATTATACTCATAAGTTATTTATTTTATCTTCTTCCTCTTCTGACATTACAGCACTCCATTTACCTAAAGGACATTCTGTAGATAAGGATCTAGTTTTAAACGCAAGTGAACATCCACACTCATCACAGCAAGGAGCTGTTTTTGGAACTGCACATTTGGTACCTTTACTAGGACATACCTCACATACATTCATTCTTACTCTGGATATAGATTCTACATATTCATCTCTTATTACAGCATTTGTAATACCCTCTAAGATTTGATTTCTATTATTCCATATCTTTTTGAGACTGTTTTTCATACTTGTCTTTTTTAAATTCTTGTTTTTTAAATTCTTTTTCAATCAACTTCGAGTTAAGCTTTTCTAAAGCTTCTACTTTTTCCTCAAGCATTTTTTTATTGTAATATGCTTTGAATGTAGAAGTATCATGGGAACTTAATGCTTTTGTATATCGATCAATAGATTTTCTTACTAAACCAGGCTTAGCAACAAATTGACCTAACCCTTCTACATTAATCCGAGGATGTGACAAATTTGTAATTTCAGTTCTTAAGCTTTTATAAAATGACTGTATTAAATCTTCTACCAACTCAGCAGGGATATCAAATTCTTCTGCTAATTCTTTGTAAAGCTCATTAGATTTTTTAGGAATCACTTAGCAAAAAATTTGTAATCTAAAAGTATACTACCCTCGGATTGAATTTTTAAATCAGGATTTATCATAATTACTTTTTTATTTTTAGAGTCCTTAATTATTAAAGATTGCTTCTCACATTTATTAATACAATTTCTTACTGTTTGTTCAGACTTAAAAATCATATGCTCATCCGAAGCTTCAAAACAAAAACTAGATAATTCAATAGGTCCTATTATAGTAAGCAAGGTCAAGCACTCAAAATCTGAATCACTTAATGCTATATTATTAATATAACAATGAGTCAGAATTTGATATTTAATAATCCCATTCTTAGACATGATTACTTTTTTCTGTACTTGATTTACCGCTGACATATTATTGTTTTTTTAGCTTTCTTGCATTGTTTGGTTTAACATCTTCTCCGTCTTCTTCTTCCTCTTCCATTTCAGAATTTTCCTTTTGTTGCTGCATCATCATAGCAAATTGAATTTGAAGACCGGTTCTTTTAAATCTTACTTCATCAAGCTTAAACAACATTTCTTCATACTCAAATTGAGCCTTAAGATAAGGCATTGATTCTTGATAGAAATCTAGCATTTCTTTTTTTCTTTCCAATAATTCTTCTTCTGTAATTGGATTTTCTTTTTGATTTTCCATTTTTATATATTTAAAGTTTATGCAAATATATAATAAAAGTTTAAACTGAAAATATTTAAATTAAAAAAGGCTCCCTTTTGGAAGCCTTGCACATAGTTAGTTTAAGAATCTACTTTTACTATCTATTCTTAATTGTAAAATTTAGTATACTGAGTGAATAAAAATTTCTAGACACGTCTATATCTATACTTACTATATCAATGTAAGAAAGTCTAACTCTTATCATGAGTTTATCCCATTGTTTTCTGGAAGTTTTCCAATTATTTCTAAATTTCATACAATGTCGTTTGATTCAATTAATGTATATGTAAAGTTGTTTCCATGTACAGCTTTTGCTCTACGGCAGATTGCCATAAACTCTTCAAAGTCTGCAGATTTTTTAAATACCTGACATCCTTCAGACCAGTTCTCTACAAATGTTGAATCTGCTCCAGCTTTGTGAATGTTAATTCCAAACAATCCTTCTTGTATTGACTTCTCATCATATACCATATCTTTGTTTGGATCACGGAAAACTTTAACTGGTTTGTTTTGTCCTAGTGCTTCATACTTACCTGCATGAAGTCTCATGATGTGAGAGTTGATATACTGACCCTCAACTAATCTAGCTACACCGGCTTTGTTACCAAACTGCATAACACCTTTAGTTCCTGGATCTGTGGTTGCTGGCCAACTATGAAAATGCTCTACACCATCAACTGTATAAGTTAAAGTCAAATAATCATCAAATAAGTTAGTTACTTTTTGACCTGTAGAAGAGTTACGTACTCCTATAATATTAAGCATTAAGTCTTTACCTTCAAACCACTTGTAACCTTTGGATGCTACTGCAGTTTTTACTTGAGCTGCAGTATATTTAGTAGCAACTGCTGGTTTAGAAACTACAGGTTTACTATCTACAGTAATACCCATCTTAGCTAATGTAGCAGGTCCTACAACTCCATCTGGAGTAAGACCATGTTTTTTTTGAAACTCAATAACAGCAGCTTCTGTTTTTGGTCCAAAGTTTCCTATTTGTTCTACACCTAATACTGCCTGAATTTTCTTAACAGTATCATTGTTGTCTCCTTTTTTAAGTACCATAACTATTCTATTTATTTTTTAAAGTATAAGTTTGCTTCTGCCTCTCTTCTTCTCACAAGACCTTTTAATGTTTTACCTCCAGCTTTAACCCATTTCATAAATTCTAATCTGATTGATTCGTCTTCTGGATTAGCATTAACCTTTTTCAATAGGGTTGATGACTTTAGATTCCCCGGGCCTAAATTATAAGCAAATGATACTAGAGCATCGAACTGATTCTGATTGATATCATCACGGCAATATGAATCTACATATTGCTCAAAACTGACAAGCATACTTTGTAATAGTTCCGTACCGCGTGCTTCAGTGATTGTAGCATCTGCCATTGTTACTTTTTTACCGCCTGGGTAAAATGTTGCTCCATACCCAATGGTTGGAATTCCTGCTGGGCATTTATATGGCGCAGAACGAAACCCCTCCATCAATTTGATTATTTCAATTCCAGCCGTGCCTGTTTTTGTAATTTTCATATCCTTTTATTTTTTTTCTTTACTGCCTTCTTGCGTAGCATACTTGATACCCATGATTGTGCCGACTATTGAAAAGGCATTTGTTAATAATACACTAAACATATTACTCCATGTTGATCCAATGATTTGAGTATCTTGATTTGTTATAATTGCAGCCCAGTATAGTACAGTTGTTATAAC